CTTAAATAATCTGATTCAAGAACTATTTCTCTATCTACATCTGTTGCAAATGTCTTTACTGTTCTACCATAATCTCTATCTGCTGACTGGATATTAGTTGCGTAATATCTTGAGTCATATGTTTGTCTACTAATCTTCTTTGTGTCTTGACGATATCTTGTGAACGTGAAGTAATCATAACCACCACGTGCATTTAAGAACGCAAGACGAGTATCTTCTGGACCACAGTTGGTATCAACATAGAAATAGAATGCTTCCGATACAGGGCCTATTGGACCTAGAGTAATTCTATTTGAGTTTGAGTTAGTTGGCCAAGCATAGAATAGTTGTACTCTATAATAAGCTACGTCATCCCAATTGATAGTTGCAAATATGTTTGTTATATCTGAAGGTCCACAAGGTAAAGCAAATATCTGTAAGGTATCCGTGTTACCAGTTGGCGATGCATATGTTGTACCAGAGAAATTAAGTTGTTGTTCAAAGTAATCTATCTGTGTATTATTTTCATCATAAAATTCAAATACCGCAAAGTCTGCTTCTATCACTTGTCTATCTCCTGACTGTCCGTTTAAGTAATATAATACGTAATTTTCGTTGGATTGTATATATTGAATACGTGATGCATCAGTTAAAAATCTAGCTGTCTCAGACATTTCTGGCACACTAGGATAGTCCATTAAGTATTGTGACATAGGACTATATGTTCGATACCTATCAACTGTGTTGATTGTCAATCCTGTGCCTATTACGGTGCCCAATTCTTGATCAAAGTTCTGAAGTATTAACTTCTCATTCATTTGGAATGAACCTCCCACATAATCAAAATCACCACCTGTGCTTGTAAATCCTGATGCAGTAAATCCTGTTGATGTTGCGCACAATGGAATGTCTGTATAATGCACAAAAGATGTTTCTGGGGCTCCAGTATAACTTGTAACGACTGTTGTTCCACTCAAATATCTAAATCCATACAACATATTAACAGTTGCACTATTTGGATATGGATTATTTAAGTTAATTTGTTCGGTTGTTGAATACCAATCGTTTAACCAGTAGTAAGGATAATGTTGTGATTCAATATAATTTGATAAATAATCATAGGGTCTTATATTAAATCTATATGTATATGTTGCACCTGATTGACTTACATCATAAGGAACAACCGACATTCTTCCAACCTTATCTAAATCAGCATATAGATCAACATCTAGTTCCATTGATGACTGATATGTGGTTCCAGTTACAACAACTTCATATGTTCCACCTCTTTGGTAGACCATATCAGTTGACCTTCTTATTTGCGTATTGCTATTTAGCCCGTTAGGGTATAGACTTTGGTATCCAAATGCCATATTATATTCCTTCTATTGCGTTTATTAAGTCTTCTATCGCTGCGCCCTCAAGAAGATTTATTATTTCGGTATCTTCCAATATCTCGTCAATTGCAACATCATACCAGTTTGATGGTCTAATACCAAACTTCTTGATGTTCTTTTGTATCCCGAATGCGAAACTTCTAGTTTTGATAAATCTACCTTTTTTATCTCTACCTTTCAAGCCTCTACTTTTAATCCATTTTTCTATGGCATCAATTGGTACACCTTTCTTTCCAGGTAATCTACCTGATTGTACCCACTGTGCATATTCATTCATTGCTACAGATAGTGTTGCACCATCTTTAGTTTCTTTTGTAATAACCTTAATACTGTTATATAATGATCCAGATGCAACCTTATCAGACAGCCCTTTGTTTTTTGCAAAGCCAAATGGATAACGTCTTTCTTTTAACGCTTTCTTAAACTTCTCTTCAATAATAGGGGCTATCTCGTCTAAATTCATTATGCTGGATTTATAATTAAGTAAGCCACTGTATCTGTGTCTCCGTTATGGTTTGATGTTACATTGAATGTTCCTGCACCTTTTGATGTTACACTTACTGTTCCGTTACCACTATGTACATTTGTCTGTTTTGTTAAGAATATTAAACTAGTTGCTGTAACTAAACTATTTGATACTGTTGCAGCACCAGGATTGGCACCATCTAATACAAATGTTCCAATTGTTTTATTAGAACCTGAAGCAAATAATATATCAGCAGATACATTTAATGAACCTGTAATTTGAACATTACCAAGACTTTTAAATGAACCAGTAACACTAACTGAACCAGTTAATTCTGTATTACCTGAGCTATCAATTTTTAATGAGTTTCTTCTAGCCCCAGCACTTGCACCACTACCTACAACGAATACCGTATCTTGTGCACTTTCTTGTAATGAACCGGTAGCATTGAATCTACCTACTATTACAGTACCACCAGATGTTGTTGATGTATTTGATGCTGACACAATTAAGTTCTGGCCTAGTAATGCTGTAGCAACTAAGTGACCAGCTGAAGAACCACTCTGATTAGAGTTAATTTCATTACTTCTACCTGAAATTAAATTTGAGTTAAACGTTCTTCTATTAGCTGTATTTGAACCACTTACAACCAGAGTAAGTGTAGAACCGTTAAACAAGTTTTGTGTCATTGTAATATTATTAACAGCTGTTGATACAGATGATGAATAATTATTAGTAACAGTCAAACCACCTATATTTTGTTGATATAGTATTGATGAACTATTTTGATTTAGTGTTAATGCGGTTCCAATAAGTGCATTACTAGATACACTTGTTTGTAAACCAAGTGTTGTTGTTTGTGCATTTATTGTAGGTCCTAATAATATAAGGTTATTACCAAACGCTATACTACCACTTTGAGAGTTTACATTTACACTACTATAAACTAAATTATTAGTAAAACTTGCTGGGGATAATGAACTTGTTGTAAAATTAAATACTACTCCTGCTTGAAGTTGATTATTAGAAATTGATGGAAAATGTAAAGAAGTGGGATTTAATGTTGGAATTGTTCCAACTATATTATTATTGCCTATATATCCGATCGCTGTTGAAGACGAAATTCTATTACTAGCAAATAAAATATTATTTGAACCAGATATTATGATTGAACCAGTTTGATTAGCGACGAGAGGTGCTTGTCCATCGGCACCGGCTAAACTTGCAAATATAATATTTGATTGAGATACCGGTGATGACGCTGTAATATAAAAACCAGGAACGACACCACCATATGACGCTGATGAAAATAATCTTAAATCGCGTGTAATTGATTGTGAACCAGATACATTTAAACTACCAGTGATTGTTACATCACCTTTAACATCTAATTCAACGCCAGCAGAACCGCTTAAAATTAAGCTACCTGTAATTCTTACTATTGGTGCTTTAATGTCAACAACCGAACCAGATATATTTACACTACCTGTAATTGCTACAGAACCTGAATTAGAAGTATTAAGAATTATATCACCACCATTTTGTGTCAAGAAAGTAATATCACTTGAACCTGTTGATGCTAACGTATTAGTAAATATAATCTGTCCATTTGATTGGAACTGAGTAAGTGGACTATCTAAATTAAATGAAGTAGTACCAGTACTAACCATATTAACAAACGTACCAAATGGGTTTGTTGATGAAATTGTTAAATCATTATTAATTGTTTGTTGACCAACAAATACGTTTGAACCTGTTGTTGCAACCCAATCAGGAATAACTGTTGGTGCGTATGATGCTGAACCAGCATTAGTTGCAAACGAACTACTTACAGTATTTTGTGCTTGAGATGCAGATACTGCAAAATTTGAATATGATGAACTGTCAGATTGAACTACATTATTAATTGTGAACGTGTTTGTTGTACCATCACCTTTTGTTACTACAACATCATCTTCAAATGTTATTGGACCACGTACAACACTTACTACTAATGAACCTGTGTTTGTTGTATCAGGCGCATAAGATGCAGATACTGCATTCTGTGCTTGTGATGCGCTTACAGCAAAATTTGAATATGATGATGAAACTGCATTCAACACGTAAGATGCTGTGTTAGCATTTTGTGCTTGACTTGCAGATGTCGCGTTCTGTGAAAAGCTTGATGATATAGAAGTGTCTGAGTTTACAGCATTACTTGCACTCAATGCGTTTGTAGCATATGATGCAGTACCTGTTAGGTTACCAACAAATCCAGCTGATGCTGTTACGCTACCTGTTATAACTAATGGTCCTGATGGTAAGTTAACTGTACCCCATAATGTTTGTGTGTCGTTTGATGCGTCACCAAATTGGTTTGAACCACTTGAGTATATTACTGAAGCAGTTTCGTAAACTGTTTCTAAATAAGTAATTGATGCAGATAATGCAGTAAGTGTACCACTAATACCTAAACTTCCTGTGATTGATTGAGTACCACCAACAGAACCTGTGGTAATTAAACCATCTCTATTTTGACTACCTGTAGCAACTGATAAGTTAAAAGTAGTACCGTTACCTTTTGTAAATGTAAGTACATTACCTGATGCACTACCTGTTACCATAAATGAACCAGATTCAGTTTCTGTTACGAAAGAACCAGTTACACCTTCTATTGAATTTAATCTATTGTTCTGTGCTAAGTCTGTAATAGCTATGCTTTGCGAAAGCGAAGTAACCGATGAAGTAGTAGCATAAGACCCAGTGCTAGCGATAAGTGAATTAACTTTACTATCATTGCTTGATGTATATGTGTTGAATGAGCCGGTGTCTAATTTCTGATTAACAGAACTAGTAGTGGCAAATCCTAAATTAGTTATTTGTTGAGAACCTGAAATAACACCAGCTGGTAATGAGCCTGTATTAACTTGTAAGTTAAACTGTGAACCGTTACCTTTAGTAAACGTTAGTGTATCTCCAGCAACGCTACCAGTAATCATAAATGATCCGCTCTCAGCTTCTGTTACAAAACTTCCTGTTGCAGCAATCAACGAATTAACCTTACTATCATTACTTGATGTATAAGCGTTAAACGATGAAGTGCTTACTAGTGAACCAGTATTAGTTGTGTCTGGTGCATAAGATGCAGATAGCGCTTGAGTAGCGTATGATGCTGATCCAATTAATGAACCGGTGATAACAACAGATGATGTTGATACCTGCATTGGAATATTATTGCCAAGTCCATCTTGAACATATTGTAACGTGGATGTTACACCAGTAGTGCTGTTATCAAGTTTCAATAATCCTTGAAAGGACTGACTTACATATTGATTAGTTAAATTACCCATAGTTATTTAAATATTTTTCTTTTATACATCTTTCCAGTTGTCATTGACATCCTTCCATAGTTCTGCCAATTCAGACCATTTATAACCAGGTACAAAGCTTCGTTCTGGTAGTATACATCTATTATAATCGAATGGTTGAGTTAAGGTGATGTTCATTGACCATCCGCATAATACTGTTTCATATGCTTCTAAAAATGGTTCAACGGTGGCACCCCACTCAGTTTCGTATTCTGATAAATATAACACAGTGAATATATCTTTGCATATTTCCAATGTGTCACCTAGTACTTCTTGTTGATTGGAATAATCGTCATCTAATCTATCTGCTATTATTATTGTAAAATTTAATGTTAGTTGGTTTTCATTTAGTATGGTGTCAGCTGGAACCACATACATCCTAGTGTATTCTGGTTCTTGCTTTGTAATGACATCCATTGTTAACTGAGTTATGTCCCCATAACCAAATGAATTGATTTGTAGGTGGGTATTAGCCACATCTTCTAAGTCCTCAATAATTTGCTTGTAGTTAACTTTGTTTACCGATGTTGGTAATGTTAATCCGGATATCGGTAATACACAGCTATTGTAATCAAATGGTTCGTTAATTGTAATGTTAAGCGTCCATCCACCTAGGATTGTTTCAAACCTTTCCAAGAACGGTGTTACATTAGGTCCCCAAGATGGTTCATAATATAATGTGAAATTACCAAATTCGGTTGTGTATGACTGATATAGGATTGTGAATATGTCTTTGGTTATTTCTAACGTGTCAGACATAACATCACGTTGATTTGAGTAATCATCGTCTATCCTGTCAAGTATAATTATTGAGAACTGATAACTAACTACGTTTTGATTTAGGGTTGTAGTACCAGGGACAACATACATTTTTGTGTACTTAGGTTCCTTCTTGGTCTCAATATCCATAGTAATCTGCGTAATATCACCAACACCAAATGAATTGATTTGGTAATGATAATAGGCGATTCCTTTTAAATCCTGTAATATTTGATAGTAATTTGTCATCTATTATAAAATATAAATTTATTTATTTTGTTTCTTCAAAAGTTGTTCCTGTAGTTTATCGTGCTGTATCAGGAATGTTAATTGGTTTAAAATCTCAATCAGGGTTTTTTGGAAGACAGCTTCGTGTTTTGTAATATCATTTCCAGTAACTCTGTTGATGACCACATACCACCCGAACGCTTTTTGAAAATTAGATACCATATCACCTTGCGCATCGTCCACAAAATCTTGACCTTGCTCCATATCGATAGCTTCTGAATCGAAGACAGCTGGGTATAATTTAAGTATTTGTTTACGAAGTTGATAAAAAAAAACTGCGCTGATATAACATACTTCACATCTAGCTCTTTTTTAAACAGTTCTGATCGCTGTTTCATTTTATCTACATCATACTTTTCTATTTTAAAATCGTGTTCTGTTGTTTCTTGTGTAATTGGTCTATACATAATTGCTGCAAGAATATGCAGTAAATCCAAAATTTCTTCTGGTTTCTTGGTTGAGATGGTATCCATATCTACAAACTCAGCAAAACTTAAATCTTTCCAATTAGGGAAAAATCCATAATTAACACCGTTTAAAACAAATCTATCTTTAAATGGGATGTCTTTATTTATCGGTATTAATGACATAACATAATTAGCCAAATAGCTAACTTCTTGATAATCAGATTGAATTAAGTCCTCAACTGGTGCATCAGTCATTATGTTTAATAACCTTGCAGCAAAGTAGTCATCACTAAATAAGTCTTTTATCTTATATATTTTTGCATACTTTTCTATGCTAATAATTTCAGGAAGTATATATTCCTTTTCGTCTATCTTAAATTTAATCATATCTATACGTAAGCCATTGAGTATCTACCTGTGGCTTTCAGGTTTTTTATTTCATAGTACATACGCATCATCAATGCATCGGAAATATCTGGTGATTTACCAAGGACTTTCTTCATATCGTCTTTTGATCCTACCTGTACCTTATTATCTTTATCTACGTCTTTTAATTTAACTGCTAATAGTTCTTGTGTCAAGTCATCAACTAAGGATGTGTCTAATACGTTTATGCTTATCTTCCCTTCCTTAAATAGTTCAGATAGTTTTACATAACATTGTGACTTCAGGTTAAAGAAGTTTTGGTTGTGTAATGCTTTTGAGTTATTGACAAAGTCTGTTCCTCTTAACATATCACTAACCGGTCCACCAACTCCATCAGCATCCACAATAACGTTCTTTGGATGTACTCCGTATTTAGCTATTAGATTGCGTATTTCGGACGATAATTCAACAGCTGATAGTTTGCTATAGACAAACACCTCAACGACCGTTAAACCTACCCATACGCAAGCGACAGACCTATCAGAACCAAACCTTGCTACGTCCAATGATATATATTTCTTTTCATCTGGTTTTGGTGCCTCTTTAAATATTGCTGCTGATATATCATCAAAGTCAAATAGGTTGTCAGCTTCCATCTCATAATTCCAATCACCTTCTAGTAAACGTCTACGTTGACTTGGTGGTAATGACTTAAGCATCTCAATATAAGATGCAGGTAAGTGTGGATTATCTAATGGTAATGCTGGGACAAATGCTCTATTCTCTTCTAATGTCTCACTTATAAATGGTAGATAGAATACTTTCTTAAGCCATACTTGTCCAGGGTTACACGTCATTAATATCTTTGGCATTAATTTAAACTCATTTAGTTTAAAACGAATACGTGATTTAAGGATGTTGTATGCTAATTGTGGTATTTGTGCAGCTTCATCTACGAATACTGCTGATAGTTCTAGACCACCTAGACTATCGTAGTTAGGATCTGATGGTTGATATGCTAAATCTTTTAGTATTATCTCACTCTTGTTAAAGAATGTAATTACATTGGACTGTCCATTATATGTATAATGTTCGCTTGCTTTTAATCCCATTGCTTGAAGTGTTTCAAACAACGTATTTAATGTGGTTAGCTTTAATTGCTGTAATACTGTTCTACCGATCAGACAACGTATGCCCTCGTACTTTAAACAGAGTGTAACAATCCACAAACAACCAAGCCAAGATTTTCCAGCGCCTGCTGATCCACCATAAAGTATCTCATTAGTTTTATCATCGAATAGTAATTTCCAAGCAATAGATTGCTTTTTAGTTAAATTTATATCAATTGCCATACATAAAGTTATAAGCTGACATATCAACTATATCATTATCATTATTCACATCAAGGTCCCATTGTTCTGGTGTGGCTCTGAGGTTACAATCTGCTCTTCCTCTTTCACATCTCAATATCCAATCTTCTTTTGTTTTATTATAATAGTGGTTTATATATGCAACATCTGATGGTCCGTTAGGATTGAATGGACCAAGGAATTTATTCCCATTTGTATCCATTGATTCTTTATATGTGCAATGTGGATACATCATATGACTATCCACATTCTTATTCACAATTACTTTAATATGTTGATTTATTTGTGAACTTCTTTTGGTAAACATCTTGATTAATGAATTACCCTCTCTCTTTTCAATACCTAAATTCCCATACATAAACCAGTTCAATCCAATTACATCTGTTCTATCTTTATATTCTTCTATTAGTTCTTTGATGTTGTTGTGTTTCTTTAAAACGATAAACTCATCACAGTCAATAAATGCCAACCAATCATATTCAGTGTTAGCTTGTAATATACTGCTATATAATGGTGTTTGAATTGATGGGCCATCACATATACCTTTCAATAATATTGGATGTTCCAAATCTGTGCGCCAGTCATTTTGAAATAATAATACTTTATCAAAACCTAATTTCTGATTATAGTCTAGCCATTCTTTTAAATAATGGTCTTCACCTTTTGCTACTACACATATTGCTACTTTAATTGTGGACATATAATACTTTGTTTACCTTTTTTATGTTAGCGTATTTAAACTTATTAACAAACTCCTCAACAAAATACCAGTCAGCCCACTCTTCATTTACTCTTAATTTAATCTTCTGTGCCAGATTTGTCTTGACCATAAAGGCTCCAATGTCAATATGACCAAGATTTAATTTAGTTTTAATTGGAATGTATTCTTGGTTTATCCAGTTATGTACCATATCACAATAAACAAAATGCTGATTCTTTCCTTCTACTAACATACTATTTACAAACTCTGGGACATAATAGTTATCTTCTCCTGTCATTATCACCCATTCTTCTGTAGACTTATTCACACCATATTGTCTTGGTGTATGTCCCCAGTCATTATATCTCTCTGGTAATATGGTTAGCTTAATTCTTTTATCGTTAAAAAAATCAACAACACCTTTAATTTTATTCTGAATATCTTCTGGTGGACAGTCAGCAACTATATGTGCTTTCCAATTTGGATTTGATTGTGCCATTAGTGAACTGATCAATGTGATTAGATGGTTTACTCTACTGTAGGTTGGTATGATGAACTCTATATGCATATATATTATCTTAAAAACGAAATGTTGCTATCAATTATAGCAAAAAAATTATTCTGTAACGTTAATGTTTATTGCAATTGTTTGACCGTTACTTGTCAAGTCAATCTTCTTAGTTGCTTCTAGTCCCATTATCTTGGCAATGTCAGCGAGAACTTCTCTTTCTGTACGTTTGTTGTTATCGTCTCTAGACCTCTTTAGAAGGTCATACAGCTGGTTTAAATGATCCTGGAGTATTTCCTCACTGTTACGTTCGAAACGTTCTTTAAGACGCACTCTAGCCTCTTTCCAGTAGTTCTCTGCCATCCTTGTGGTAATACCAAACTCTTTGGAAGCTTTCTCTTTAAACTCATTGTATGATAGATGTTCATATAACATCAACTCATAAACTCGTTCCATACGTTCTTCCATTTGGGATACTGTTGATTTCTCTTTCATATTAATAAATATAATTATCCTTTTATTCCTCTTATCAAGTTGTACCTATGTCTTAATCTGCGTTCAGATGTTGCACCGCAACCACCACAACCTGGAGGTATCTCTTCACCAAATAATGATTTGAATACCCATTGAATAAACTTGCTATCTTTTTCATTTGGTTTTCCATTCATTAGATCTAATGCTAATTTGATATCCTGTTCTGTTGGACCTATTGGTTCTTCTTCAACTGATTCTGCTAATGCTTCAACGGGTTGATCTGCTTTCTTCTTGCAGTCTTTGCATCCACGTTTCTTCTTGAGTGGATTTGCTAATGCTTCCTTCTTTAGTTCTTCTAGTCTTTGTAGTTCGTCCATAATTTAATAATTGTCTATATTGTTGAATGGGTCATTATCTGCTCCCCATTTATTTAGTTCTTGTGCGTGCCATTCTTCTACTGTCTGTGATCTGTTTGTGGTGATTGATTTCTTATGTGCATATAATACTCCTTGATAATCAATGTCCAAATGTGGGAATTTGTAATATGTTAACTCATATCCATTATCCTTTAGCAATCGTTCACAGGATACCAGACAAGATA